TGTTCCTCCACCCCTGTAAAGCATACCATCTGAAACAACAATATGATAATCAAGACTAGCTTGCTCAGTCCCTGATGTAGCTAAAGTATGTGTATGGTCAGGAGTTGAGTGAGTGTGAGAATCTACTGTATGGGAGTGGTCTCCAGCAGAACCAGTATTAGAACTAAAGCTGTGGGAGTGTCCTCCTGCAGAACCAGTTTTTCCTTGAGTGTGATAGTGAGAGCCTGCAGAGCTAGTAGATAACCCTGATATTGCCCAGCTTCCTCCAGTTCCTCCTCCCTCTCCGTTTACCACTCTCAAAACTCTATCATTAATAGACGTATCCTGTGTCCATCCTGTAGGAGCGGTAGCCTGAGCAAAAATCATCTTCGTCCCAGAGGGAATAGCTCCCCAAGCTACGGTTGAGGGAATATCTCCGTTTGAGTCAAGTTGCAGAAGTCCATTTGCTGTATTCAGAATAGAGGATTTGATATTACTTAAGTCAATATTTCCATTAAACTCATTGATTATGTTATCAATATTACCATTTAAACGCTCAGCAGTTATCGTATCTCCTGTTTGCCAAGTATGTGCCTTATTTACAAGTCCCATTATTTTCTCCTCTTTTCTCTAAATTTTAAAGTGATTGCTTTTAAAATGATATCCTCATCGGAGGATGATTCTAAATCCAGTTGAACTCTTTTCCCAACTACAGCTAAAGGTATTCGATGATAAGCATATTCTCCTGCTACCTGTGCTGTCCCAACAGTTGAACTTGCATCTCCAACCAAGTATGCGTTTACAGGAGTTAAATTTACAGAACGGGATTGAGTATATTTTCCTCCATCAATTATTGCGTTAATACTCATTATTCCTGCTGTTGCTAAGGCATCAATAGAGCATTGACGAAAAACTTTATATACTTCATCACCATAGCTTTTTGTTTTAACTTTAAATATAATTGAGTTCCCATCATCAGTTTTTCCTTTATCAAGTTGATAAACATATCCGTTATCTCCTGCTCCGTAGATAGTTTTATCCTCCCAAACAGAAAAATAATGAAATCCATATTCAAAAACACTCCATCCTCCAAGAGTATTAAAAACAACAGTTATATCGTTATCCGTGCTACCTGATTTTGGAAAAGACAAATAATAACAGTTGTCGTAAAATGCGCTAACAGCTTTTGTGATTTGTGCTGTAGCTCTGTTGTCAGTGTAGTCTCTAATCGGTTCACCAACAAAACGAAGCTGTGAACCTGTAAAAAGATACACACCGTCTCCAGATAAAAAGAAAAGTCCGCCCGGAACATTGCAAATAGAATGATGCGCAATACATCCCTTTAGAGCATCAATTTGGATAACAGAGAAACTTCCCGGCACTCTCTCAATCACCATATAAGTTGCCTTTTCCTTAAAAACAACCACATCATTACCAAAGATACCAAGCCCTGTAATTACTCCTTCATATCCGTGAGGTGATTCAGGAAAATCAATGTAGTTGTTTGCTCCAAATGTTTCAGGGTCTCCCACATCTGAATAATAGAGTCTGTAGGGAGAAGAAGATACTCCAGCCACCCACAATCTATCTTTTAAAACCACAAGATATTTTCCTTTAGGTAAAGTAGAATGTTCAGTAACAGTTGTTCCATCAAAACTCATAAAATTATCCGTCCCATTTGACATATAGAGCTTATCATTGTAAGCCGCAAAATCCCATAAGAGGTCAGCGGTGATCCCAGATTTAATAGAAGAAAAAGTTTTATTTGTTAAATCCGCCTTGTAGATATCAGTTCCGCAAAAAGCAAGAAAATATTTTGTTCCTGAGGATACAGTGAAACGGATAATACTTGTAACTTTATCTGTTCCCCCTCCTATTGCAGTTGAGTTCCACTTCTCATATCCACCTCTTTTTTTTATCCCTTCACGCCCCACAATCCCATTTTTACAAAGAGCTAAAGCATTATCAGGAATAAGAAATTCAGAGTCTTTAGAGACTTGACCAAAGGAAAAATCCTGAATTGTCAGAGTTTGAAGTCGCATTTAAATCCACCCCTAAATTAAACTTTCAATTACTCGCTTATTCATTTTTATAACCCTTCATTTTCCTTCTCCAACTCCTTTATTGCCATCTCTCGTATCTTTTCCTGTATTTTCCTTTCCTTTTCTATATCTATCTTATCCCAATCAATGCTTTGTATTTTAATAAGCTTTTTTATTTTTTCTAAGTCTACTCCCTCAGGCTCCTGATGAGATGGATAATCAGGAAAAGGAAGTTTATCATCTACATACTCTATTTTCTTCTTCTTTACATCTACCTTATAACCCTTCATTTAGCTCCTCGGTCTTGCTAAGATAAATTTTGAGCCTGCTCCTATTGCTCCAGAAATAGACGAACTAATTCTAATTTGAGTAATATTACTAACAGAAGCAGTCTTTGAAACAGCAAAATTTTCTACCATAATAACACTCCCTACTTTTATTGCAGCATTTGAGATAGCGTGAAGATATTCACCCGGTGTCCTTTGAACTGTTAAGAAGCAAGAAGCTTCTTTGCGACCAGCTTCGACAGTATTCCAAAGAATTCTGGGATTATTGGTCCTTATCAGATACACGTTAGTTCCATCTCCAGATATCCTCTGAGAATAATAATTAGCAAGAGTTGTGTCACCTTCTACAAATAAATAATAATCAGAAGAGGATTCTGTAGGGTTTTTTATTGTAATAAAGAATATATAGAACCAGTCCCTATTGATATCCAACCCCGTAAAGTCCACATAATCGCAGTCTGAGGCAACTTCTACTTCAGCAAGAACTTGCCAGTCACCTCCTCCAATCTCAGAAGCGTGAAGCCCATCCACCTTATCTACATCCAATCCTCCACCAGAACCCCAGGGAAGAGGGTCAATACCTTTTGGCAGGTGAGAATCCCAGTGCCTTCCTGTATAGGAAATATCCTTCTCGATAGTAAAAGGAACTCTTTGTAGCTCCTGTTGAATAATTTTTCTTATATCAGCTTCAGTTAACATTTTTTAACTTCCCTTGTTTTTTACCTCTTTATATCCTTTATTATCTCCTGCCTTGCGTAGTTATTTAAAACCTGAAGTGCAGCTTTAAGTTCACCAGGTAGATTTTCCTTCTTCAATCCCCACCTTGTAAAGTTCTTTGTTCCAAGCTCCTCAATTCTGTTACCTGCATCATCCACAAAGTAGTAATTTGCAGAAAAGTCAATTGCATCTCCCTTGTCAGCAATACTCACATTCAAAAGCTTTATATCCTTTACGGTTATCGTCTTTAGTGCTTGTCCAAAAGCTATCCCTGTTAAAAGCATTCCTAAAGCAAGAATGATTATAAGTTTCTTAGTCATACTAACCTCCTCTATTTAATCTAAAGATGCTACGCCATTTCTATCAACTTGGAAGTAAAGTCCAATGTGAACTAAAGCAGCATCTGCCCCATAATCATCTGCATCAGCATCCCTGTAAATTCTCATTGATATTGTATCACCAGGTTGAATCCCAGTTCCTGATATTGTTATAAAGTCTGTTAATAGTAGCTCATTTGCAAGACCTTCTGCTGAGTCAGTTACAGTTTGGGTTGTCGTTGTGGCAGTTAAAACTTCATTGTTATTTGGGGTTATGATTGTGTATTCTGTTGCCCAAACAACATCGCCTGTCCCCCCGTCAGTAGGAGCCCAAGCAAATCTTAACTTTATATCAGAGCCTGAATAGTAGTTCTCTGGCACTTCCCACTCGTAATATACCCACTCATCTGAGGAAGCATTAAATAAAAGAACTGGGGTTACACCTATTTCACCCTGGTCTGGATTGTTTGAAGCGGGTGCATAGAACTGGGTAATGTGTGCTCTTTGCTCCTGATATACTGGTGTCCATTGAAGCTCTCCTGATGTATTTTCAAAGCCTATTTTATACTGTGTTCCTCCTTCATCCCAGATAAACCAGTATCTGTTATTTGCTGTGTCTTCCCAGAGGACTACTCTGCCAGGACTTATATCAGGTTCTGTAGCCTGAGAGCTACTCCGTATCATCGCTACCTTAGTATCATCCAAAATAGCGTTCGGGTATAAAACACCCACTCTCGTCCACGTAACAACTCCAGTTCCAGCTCCAACCTGGTAAAATGCTATATAGTTTTCAGCATCAAGTCTTATTCTCCACGCCCCCTTACTCTCATCAATCCTATACCAATTGCCTGTGCTCTCATCGTAATAGGCATTGGCTACAAGATTAAGGTCTCCCCCCGTCCTTATAATCCCAATCCCACCATCCTTTGGGTCAAGGGATATACTTGCCTTATCATCACCTGTCTTTAAGTGAACTGTATTATCACTTGCCCAAAGCCTCACATTTGGAGTTGCAGGTGTTGCAGGCTCTGTTGTTGATTGGAGAAGAATAGATGACACATTGTTGATTGAGTTACCTCCTGCATCCACATCCCTTTGCCAATAGTAAATATTTCTTTCTATCTGTATTCCTCCAAAAGCTAAAGAGGTAAAAGAGAGAGAAAGATAAATTACCAAAAGAGGAACTATAAGTTTTTTCATCTTTTACTCCTCGTAGGTTACTCGTAAGGTTGCATCCGTTGAGCCTGTTCTTATTGCCTTGAAGTTTTTGATATTATCGTATCCTTCTATAATCAATACGTCTCCCGGACTTAAAAGATGTCCTTCTGAAGTAGTAGGGTCAGTTCCATCGTATCTGTATCTTATCTGAGCATCTTCTACTGTTACAAAAGCTCTCTGTGCACTATGAACGGATGTTTTATATTTAGAACTTGTAAATCCCACAGCACTATTTGATACTGTTACGCTCTCATAGTTAAAAGCAACTGGTTTATGTGTAAAAACTTGTGGCATTCTTTCCTCCTTTAATTCATTTCATATCTATCTTGTGGATAATACCTTGAAGATGGAATAAATCTTACTGAAGGCTCATATTTTAGCCCGCTTTTTGCTAGCTCATTAGTTAGTATGACATAATCTCTTTGCACTCTATCAGCAAGCTCAAATTCTCTATCTCGAAGTAATGCTTTTCGAGTTGCCATAAGAGCAATAATATCTTGATGCTCTGGTCTTATCTCTGTATCATCAGCACTTCCAGATAAATCAGCAGGGATTTTTATACAAGTTAGGGTAAAATTAGAATCATCGCTAATCGCAGTGGAAGAGGGGGCAGGATCAACAACAAAAGTTTTTCCTCTCGTATACCAGACTGCAGGAGTTCCATTATCAGATGTTCTCCACTCTGAATCTATATCATCAAGAATATGCTCTCCGCCAAAAGCAAGAGGTTTGCCATTGTGAACAATCTCAGATATCTCTATTACACGAGTGGGAAAACTATATTCTCTCTGTCCTTCTACCAACGCCACAGTTTCCTTGCTGATAATTGATTTTGTTCTTCTTGCAAACTCACGCCTTGCATCATTTATAAACCTGTCAAGCATAGTATCAGACCAGAAGATATTATCCGCTCCATACTCATCTGCTATATCTCTTATTCTTGCTCTATAATCAGATAATCTCATTTATTCCACCTTATAAAGATAGTCTTCTTCTACTGTGTAAACTTTCTCTCCTATGTGACCAAATCTTACATCTGTATCAATAAAAACTCTAAAACCTTTTTCTTTAGCCTTCAGGCAAAATTGAATATCAGAGCTTATCTTTTGCTTCATATCATACTCAAACCAGGGATAGCTTATTGCTTCAAAAACTTTCCGTTTTATAAGGCAAAATCCCATTCCAACCCCGTCAACCTCTATAAGCCCTTCTTTTATCTCTGGGTCTTGAAAGCTATTCTTTACTTTAACCCGAGCAATAAGCCTGTGTGGCTCTCTTCTTCCAATATAAAGTCCTGTGACAATATCCTTGTCATCTGCCAAGAGCTTCTCAAGAGCATAACGAGGAAAAGTCATATCTCCGTCTATAAAGAGAAAATACTCAGCTCTTTTTATCCTTAAAAACGCCTCTACCAGCTTATTTCTTGCCTCGTGTATGTATGTTCCCTGTATCCACTGGTAGATAAACTCGTGAGGATTAGGTTTTCTTAACTCATAGTCAATGAGCTGAATTAAGCTTGCTTCTCTTCTCCAAGAGGGGTCGCCGTATAGAGGCAACCCCACCATAATAACTTTCCCTTTATCTTTCATTAACTTCCTGTTAATGCTTTCCAAGCACTACCGTCATAGTAGTAGATAGAGCTTCCAGAGAGAAATACTGTCCCAGTTGCAGGAGTAGAAGGTGCTGTGGTTGTAACAGGAATTACCAATCTTGCATTTGCATCCTGAATATCAATGGTAGCACCAGAGGCTACTTTTACTGTCCCATCTAAGCTAGCGTTAGAGTTAAATTGAACAGTTGCACCAGAAGCAATTTTCATAGTTCCAGTAACAGAAGCATTAGAGTCATAATTTACAGTTGTGCCAGAGGCAATCTGCATAGTTCCTGTAATAGAGGCATTGGTATCAAAGTCAACTGTTGCTCCCGAGAGAACCTGCACGGTGCCACTAAAATTTTCAGTTCCAGAGTGAGTGTTTGTTCCTGAAAAGGTATTGTTTCCAGAGAAAGTATTGTTTCCAGTTACAGTCTCATTCTCATCAAGAATAAAACAGGCATGAGATATCATATCCTTGACTCTATCAAAGATGTAGCTAAAACCAGGAGCTTTTTGCCTTGCCTCATCAATTTTCCCAGCGTAGACAAGTCCGGAGATAGCTACGCTGAACAAGGCTATAAGAAACCATACTCTCCATTTGCTCATTTTTTAACCTCACCTATTTTTTCTTTTTTTCCTTATCCCATCTACCGTGAGCTGAGGCTTTATGAGCTTGGAGCTGTTCTTCTGACTCTGCTATATAATCACACCCCGGAAAATCACATTTGTATTCTGAATGAACTTCTTGAAGGTGTTTTTCCATATCCTCTACATCCTTAGCTTTATATCCACATCCAGGATAGACGCAGATAAGATAAGCTTTAGAGATTTCCTTTTTTGCCTCTTCCTGAATTTCCTCCTCAGTTGGAACTCTAAAGAAGTCTCTTCCAAAATGAGGATGTGATTCTAAGAACCTAATCTCCTCTTTGTTATCAGTTTCGTAAAAGCCTCCGTGAAACTGGATTGATTTCATATCCTCAACAAAAACATGCTCTCTAATCCCGTCTCTCACAACCTTCTTGTATCCGGGGTTGACTATCAGCTCAAGCTCATTGCCGACCACAGACTGAAACCTTGCTTTTTTCTTCCTCAAAATTTACCTCCCATTAGGGGAGGCTAATACAGCCTCCCCATTTATTTATTAACCTATCCCGGTAACTCCATACATCATACCGTGAGTTTTCTCTAAATCGAGTTGAAGACCAGCTTCAGTTAGATACTCATCTAAAATCTTATCTGCACCAGGATTCTGAATATCTCTTAAGAGCTTTGTATCTCTACCATTCAGAGGTCTATACCAGATGTTATCCATATCTATACAGAAGGCATATCCATCATAGCCCTGCTCAAAGAGAACATGATTCACTAATCTTACCCTTCCATGAGGGGATAGATATTCCATGATGTGTATGCCGTAGGTCTGGTCAGAGGGAAGCATTCTAAGTTTTCCAGCAGCCCAGACAGAGACAGCAGAGATAATCAGAGGACAGGCAAATACAATCTTATCAGAAGAACCATATCTAAAGCATTTTCTAAGCCAAGCTTCCCAGGCGGTTTCAGTAAGATTTCCACCAACATTGGTTACATTGGTAGAGATTCTTGACTTTACTCCAGCAGTGGTTCTTCTAACATTGTTTCCAGAAGTGTTATCTTCTTTTTTCTCACCGAACCAGAACTGAAGCTCAATTCCTTTCAGATGCTCGATAGCCATTTTTCTTCTCAATCTATCTCGCTCATTTCCACCGTAGAGTCTGGTAGCATTTAAAGTTTTTGTTACATCAAAAGGAGTTCTGAAAATCTGAGTGTAGTTATCTACGTAAGTTACGTTGCTCACATTAGGAGAAATGGGGTCTTCTCCCTCCATAAAGGCATTACCCATAATAAGAAGCTTATCATCGTCAGAGATATTTCCAGCAGAGGTTGTTCCAAATCCACGAATAACAGTTAAAGTGTTGGTGCTGGTATTAACAGCAGTTACAAGCATCTGTTCGCCGGTATCTGTATCCTGTATCACATCGTATTTAGTAAAGTAGCTTCCATTATCTACCACAATGGAAGTATCCCCTGCAGTGTAACCAGCTGCGTGGTTAACTGCATCCCATCTTGCCTTTAAGCTGTCCTCTAAAGCTCTAAACTGAGGATCGTAAGTAACTTTCTTTCTCAGTTTAGATAGGAGGACAACAAGCGGTGATTTATCAGGTTCAAGTTCAGCTATCTTATCTGCAACATCTAAAGGTCTTCTTTGTTGCAGAATATCCATCGTATCTCTTACAGCCATTTAAACTTACCTCCTTAGAGAAGTTATTTCCTCCCTAAAAAGGTAATCCTGGCTTGGCATTTTTAATCCTCTCCCACTCCTCTTCATCTTCAGGAGTAGGTTGAGGCATGCCAGCCGCCTCGCTTTCTGTGTATCCCATTTTCCTCTTTACTTCTTCCTCTATCTGCTTGCGAAGTTCACTGGTAACATTCTGTCCCTTCCAAATTCGATAGGCAGCTTCCAAAGGGTCTCTGGAGTTAGCCAAGCCATACTCTCGAATAATAGAGGCAAGTTGAGTTCCAACCTTCTCAAAAGTAGCCTCATCAGGAAATTCATCTCTGTGTCTTTCTCTGAAATCCAAAATTCTTTGCTGTAGAACAACAGGAGTTACTGTTCCAAGAATCTCCTGCCTTATCTCTTGTTTTAACCGCTCCATTGTTCCAACTGGGTCTTTGATAAACTCTTTCTTAAACTGTTCAATTTGCTGTTCCCTTGTGAGCTGTCGTTGCCTCTGGAAGTGTGCCTCTATCTGGCTCAGTCTTTCCTCCAACTCCTTTCTTTCCTGCGCAAGCCTTGTTGCGTAGGCTTGCAAATCCTTATACCGCTTCTCCCAGTCTTGAGGTGTCCCTTGTACAGGGGTCTCTTGACGGGAAGTTTCTTGGCTCTTCTGAATCTCTTCGGAAGAGTGTCCCTCGTTAAGGGATTCTCCCTCTGAGGTGTTCAGAAGTTCCTTGTTTTCCTGCATACTATTCTCCTTTTTGCTTTATTAGTTTTTTATAATCCTGAACCCACTCGTTCAGGGTATTTATTATCTCGTTAGCAAATTGAGCCTGACCTACTGAAACTAAAAGCTTTAGAACTTCCTTATCCCACTCATCAAGGTTTAAAGTTAAAAGATGTTTTACAAGCCCCAATCTTTTTTGCTCTAAAAGAGGAGCAAAATATTCCTGATAAAACTTGCTGTTTAAAAAATTCTCAGCATATCTTCCCCTCTGAATAACCTCATTTGGATTTATCATGGTGTTAAGCTTCTCCCCATTAAGTCTTTAAGTAGAGCCTGAACCTGTTCTGCCTGTGGACCAGCCTGATTTGGCAAAGAACCTACTCCAACAGGTGGTATAGGAGCAGGTGCTGGAGGCTGTTCTTCAAACAGAGTTTCAAGCTCTTTTATATCAAAGGTTTCAAGAACAAGACGCATAAATTTAAGCATATTAAAACCAGGAAGCTGACCATTAGCTACAAGAGGAGCTACAATCTGCATAAATTCTAAGAGCTGGCGTCTTCTTATTGGCTTTGCAACCTCTGGATCAACTGCCAGAGCTTTAGGAATAAAATCATACCTTCCCTGAATATCCTCCCTTCGTATAACAAGTGGTGTTTCTAAGGCTTTTTCACCGATAATTCTGATAACTTTTTGTTCTGGGATAAACTGCTGGTTTAAATCAGTCATCATTGCTGCAAGAGGTTTTATACCAAGCTCCACAATAAGTCTTGTGGTCATCTGAAAACGAATCTGAGCCATTTGTTGAAGAGAGGTTATTCCAGTTGCAGTTTCTCCTCTTGGAGGAGTAACTCCCCTTGCATAGTCATACATTCCTGTTGCATCCTGCATATCTCTTTTACTTGATTCTTCCATCATAAAGAACTGAGGATTTAAAGCTGCTCTTACCTCTCTTATTCCATTTGGCGATATATCATCCGCCCTTATTATCTGTCCCGGTCTTGCAATCAGGTCATCGTAGTTGACTCCTGCATTTCGATTAACAAGCCACATATTGTTGATGAACATATTGGCATTATCCATTCTCTGGTTTCTGATATCGTTAAGCTCGTAAGAGAGATATTCAATTGGCTCTATAAAGCCTATTCCATAGAACTCGTGAGTAACTGGTGTTGCTGGAACGCAGATGAAAGGAATTCTTTTGTGTTTAAAGAAATTCTTTGTATCTCTCAAAATAACTTCTCTATTTGCTACAGTAACTACTCTATCTTTTTCCCAGTATTCAAGAATCTCCACCTTTCGCTTCTTCTCATCATCCGTCCATTTTTTTATCTCTTCATCCTGAGAGGCAAATTGCTGGTAATCGTTGAGATACTGTCCTTCCAGTTTTATTTCATCTACGTTCTGATAAATTCCCATAGCTTGGGCTTCTTTTAACCTGTCTATATCGGTTATGGTTCTATGAATACACCAGGGTATATCTCCGGTTTTAGAGATAGGGGAGGGGTAAAAATTCCAGGGGGCAACGTGCTCTACTTTGGGATTATCTTCTTCAAAATCCCAAGTAACTTTTAAAATCCCAATCCCATAGATACATACATCCTTAATCCACTGAATTGCTCTTGTAAAAAAGTCAGTGGCATAAAACTGATAAGATAAAAGTTTCTCGATGAGTTTTGCTGCCTTAATATCTCCTGTCTCTCTTGGCGCAACAGTAACAAAAGGCTCTGCTGCAAAGATTGCATTGACGATACGAGGAACAATTGATTCGATAATAGAGTAGGGGAATGGAACAAAAATATTGGAGTATCCCTCAGGTTTGTCTTCCCTGGGGATACAGCGATAAATCTTATACCACCGCTCCCATTTTGATTCAAGATTTTTAGTGGAGCGGTAATCTTCTGCTAACTCAAATTTTCCTAAAATCTCTATTAGTCTCTTATCCTCAGCCAATTTTTATCCTTTTCTCATTTTTTTCCTCCCCTTTTTATTTTTTCCTCGCTTTCTTTTTTTATCTCGCTCTCTTTTGCTTCTTGCTCCAAAGATATTGTCGTATTTACCACTATTAAGCATCCCGTGGTAAATCCGCTCTGCTTTTTCTTTTCCATATTGTCTAACTAAGCTCCGGTAGAGCTTTTTCTCTTTCTGGGTATAAGGAATTTTATCTCCCTCTCTTATTTAATTTTTTAATTTCTTTCCAGCATTTCCACCGTATAGGGTACTACTTCTTACCCCTTTTAGGACATCTTTCTCCTGCACGTCTTCGTCTACCTATTTTTCCACCTCTTCTGCGAATAAAGCTGTTTTTATAGGGACCTGTGCCGTCCCTTACGCCTCTACGTGTTCTTCCCATTATTTTTTCCTCCCTCGTTTTTTTCGTTTACGTCCTTGAATTGCCATTTGTTGAAATTTCTTAGAGCCATATTTTTTTCTACCGATAGCAGCAGCAACTGCCTCTGGATTAGTTACTCCTCCTTTCTGTTTTAACTTCTGAACTAAACTCTTAAATCTTGCTCCAGTGCCGGGTTTTGTTCTTTTCATAACCTTCTTATGGGCTTCAGCTAAAGCTGTGGATTTTGCAATTTTTCCTTTACCTCTTTTTTTTGCTCTTCTTTTTACTTTCACTGCCATTTTTTACTCCTTAAAAATATCCTGTTATGGAATTATATTTCCGAATAATAGGCTCTTCTTTTATACTTCCTCCCGGTTTTGCAATCTCTAAAACATTTGCCAGAGCATCAATTCTATCTTTTGTTTTCCCTTTAGGAAAGCGCCTCAGCTCATCTATAAGTCCAACCAAATCTTTTCTGATAAAGACTGTTTGATTTCTAAAGCGGGGAATAAGCCCTCTGATTCTCTCATCCTTGCTCTTTGCTTTTGCTCCAGCGTGTGTTAGCTCTTCAAAGTTAATAAACTGTCCAGTTTCTCTCATTCTTTGTTCAATTGTGGGTTTTAATGCCTTCCAGGTCATATCATTTTCTATGCCAAAGGCTCTGAAGCGATGACGCTTGGCAAAGTAAAATAAGGCATCAATGGTTTCTCCCGGATTCCACCTTCCAGCAATACAATCTTCAACCCACCAGTTATTTTGCCTGTCAACTCCCACTGCAACAAAGGCTCTGTTACAGGCTGTATCTTCCTGGGAGATAGCCAAATCTCCTCCTGCATACCAGATGAGGTCTTTGGGAAGCTCATCTGGGGAAAATGTTTTAATCCAGTCTCTTTTAAACTCAGCAGATTCTTCTGAGATTACCTTATTAAGATACTGAGAGGAGAAGAAAGCTGCACCAAGTTTTTTTCTTAATGCTTTTAATTTTTTTCTTGGCAAAAGCGTTGGAAACTGAAGTTCACCCTTCTCTATGTCCTCAGAGTCACCTTTGAGCGATCCTCTTATGAAAAATTCATATTCGTCTTTAAAATTCTCAATCAGCCAGCCATATAAATCTCCATCATCCCAGCGTGTTCCCACCACAACATAGAGAGTATTACCAAAGTATTCCGCTTTTCCTTCCGGTGCTGCAAGAGGACCAAGTCTTTGAAAATATTCAATAACTCTTAAAAGCTGCTCAGGTGAGTTTGAATTGGTAGAGCCAACCAAATCATCTGCTATACATAAATCATAGTGACCTCCAGTCAGCTCTGAGTCTGTTCCAGCGATAGCAATTGTCGGCTCTTTATAACCCTTTGTCCTTGTTGCAACTGTAATTTTGTCCTCTCTCCATCCTGGCTCTTTTTTCAGGTTTCCAAAGAGCTGTATGAATTTCTCATTTTCCTCTATATGCCATTTAATCTCAGATAGAGTCTCAGCAGCCTTTGATTTTTCCTCGTGAACAAGAAGAATTCTGATATTTGGACAGTTTACTATGAGAAAGAGCGAAAATCCTATTGTTACAATCGAGGTTTTAAAAGTCCCCCGGGGCATCTCTATGTGTTTATCTTTTCCAGTTTTCTTTTGTAGAAAAGAACAAAGTGGTCTGTGATTTTCCTCATCTAAATCCTTGTATCCAAGAACATATTTGCAGAAGTAATAAAGGTCTGACTTTGCCGCAACTCTTATTGTGTTTAAAGGAACTTCTATCCCACTCTTCACTTAAGTTCATTTCCCTCCGTTGACGTCAACCTGGGCTTCTTCCCCCCAGATTCAATAAAAAAAGGGGACCTCCTCCCTAAAAAAACATCCTCGCTTTTTGGTATTTTTAGAAAGGAGATCCCCTTTTTTAAGCTTTTCGCTTACTGTCAAAGAAACTAAAACTTACACTTATAAGTTTAGTAATCCACTATACCCAAGTCAAGACCTTTGGCTTTTATTTTTTACTGTAAAAATCTTATTATTACCACAAAAATAAGAGAAATAGCAAATATCACAACAGGGAGAATTATGAGATGAGAAGACTCCGAAAGTGCTATACCTTTCAATTTTGTCTGATATCTATGAGACTTAATAGTCAAGTTACATTGAGTTGTGTAGTTATTCTTCTTTCTGATTTTTTCCTCCTTGTTTCATTCCTCAATGTCCTCTTCTCCCTTTTCTTTTAAACCGTATTTCTCTTTAAAATACTCTTTAATTAGCGAAAATTTTGCGTCTTTAGGGGTTCTGGACACATGTGAACAGTAAAGTTTTCCGTAATCAGGGTAAAGCGCTAAATAACCGCGTTTCTTGTAGCCCATCTGGAGATATTTTTCTTCTTCGCTGTAAGCTGTAAGGACACTTTCGCTTTTCTCGTCAGTGCGAATATCTCCTTTATTCATAAGCGAGAGGATTACGCATTCTTCTACAATCTCTTTAATTTCTCTTTTTTGTCTCTCTGTTAGCTTCAATGGATTTCATCTCCTTTCTGGCTTTTGAAATTTTGTTATATTGTGGGGATGGGATATTTACCCTCTCCGGCGCTTCAGCCTCCCGATGCCCCCTTCCCCTTGACCTTCTCTCTTATCTTCGCCTCAATCACCTTTTTCGCCTCCACAAGCTCATCCATGTCTACAGTGATTGTGATGTTTTCCTGTCTAATTTCTTTTTTCTCAGGTGCGTAGGCTCCTAAGAGCTTGATAAGCATGTCCATAAACCTCTGTAGAACTGCGTAATGACGAGAGGATTTTTGTTTTCTACACTCATCCATGGCTTCTTTGGTGACTTTCATTAGATAGGCCGGAGTAACACCCTGGCTTTCTAGCTCCTGGAGCAGTGCTTGGCGGATTCTATCCCTCACCATATACCACGAACTCATCTTCTCCGCATAACTCTGAGAATATCCTGCTTTCTTCATCGCTTCCTTAACACTATTACTTTTCTTTAGTTCCTCTATAAATTTCTTTTCTCTCTCTGATAATTTTCTCTTATAACTCAATTTTATAATACCCCTATAAATAATAATATTTTTAATAATAAATCTTATTTTAAAACAATAATATAAATAATACTTAATTTAAGTATAGTAAATATCCCTTTCTTTTACCTCCCAAATCCCTGGAACCTCCCTTCTATCCCACTATAGCAAAAATCCTACTCCATAATTAAACTTAAAAAACTTGACAAAAATGCAGTAAATGCTATAATAGAAGCAGAATGAAAAAAAAGGAGGTAAGAATGTTAACAGAAAGAGAAAAAAGAATCTTGGACAAATACCTCAGAGGCAAAGAAGAAGGGCCAAAAGAGGATCCGGAAATTATAGATGCGATGGAGAAAATCTACTACTCCGGTGGGAGAGAAGGAACAGATTTTTCTCCTGAGGTAGAGAAAAAGATATTGGAGCATCTTGGGAAATTACATCCAGAGCACGATTATTCTGGTCTCATCCAGAGATTGAGAAATCCGGAAAGAGCAAAGTTTGCTGCATACACAGTACTTCGCTCTTTCCCAAAGTGGGAGAGGAGGTAAAAAAGATGAAAAAAGTAGAAAAAAGAATTTGGATTTGGCTTCAGCCAGATGACGGAGCATACTCAGAGGAGTATGCTAGGGAAACTATAGCAAGCTATGAAAAGCTTCTTGATGTAGAGGTAGAGGAGACTACCTTGTCCCGAGACACAGGACATGGACAAGAAAAACTCTTCATCATCTCAGGTGATCCTGAGGCGGTGGAAAAATTCAAGATAAACCTTGACGAAGTGGAAGGAATCTACTTCGTCGAGGAATAGAAGGAGGGAAAAATGGGGATAAGAGAAAAGTTTCTTGAGTTGGTTGAGGAACGAAAGAAATCCCTCCAAGACGAGGGATGGGAAATACTGGATGTAAATGTCGGAAAAGCTCTAGGGTTTATCAATGTGAAAAACCCTAGAGGTCAAGAAAGAATCTATATGCTCAATTCTGAAGGTGTAGAGAGAATGGCGTTGATATGCAATCGATGCGGTAGAGAAATTTTTCCAGATGAAACTTGGGGATACGAAAATCCAACCTTATCGGACAGAGTACTCTGCAAAAGATGCTGGGGAGAGGTTTACCCTGGCAAAATATTGCCAGAGGTAAAATACAGAACAGTAGACCGAGACCATCTTATTAGATTTTCCATCATTAGAAGTAAAGGTGAGGAAGAAAGGGTAGTAGACCTCGAGCATTATACGATTGGAGTTGCTAGCCATGAAATTCTCTATGAAGACGAGAATATTCTCATAGGAAAGGGAGAAAGCGAATATGTAGATGCCGAGGAGGAGTTTTATTATATCCTCCTCAAGGGGCAAAGAGGAGAAATTGAAGAAGAAATTGAAGAGCAGTAGGGCTTTACCCTCTGCTCTTTTTTTATTTTTAAAAAAAGAAAAAGGAGGTAAAAATGAGAACAGTAAAGACAGTTAAGAATCAACAGGAACTCAAGTCCTTCATTGAGGACTTGAAAAGAGAAGAGAAGGAATTTAGAGGTGGAGTAGCAGTAATGGATGGAACGGTGAAGGTTTGCTTTCGGAGAGGATTCAAAAGCAACGGCGGTGGATACCTAGTAGACGAAATTGAACCTGACACTCCATATCACTTCTACAGAGAAGTGAAATGCCCTGCTATTGTGTATCTGGCGGCTCGACACTTTATCATCCCCCGGATGTATTGCGTAGACATTCTAGCGGTGTGCAATCTGGAAGGAGCTGTTACCAAAGACGATGTCCCCGCACGGTGCTTTACTGTGCGGTGGGATTAAGAAGAAAAGGGAGGAGTAAAATGAAGAAAGTTACCATTGACCTGTCCTCACTACACGGAGGACAAGCTAAGCTAGGGAAAGTGAATGAATACATTTCTTGTGCCCAAGAACTAGCAGGGCACGGAAACGAGGTTATCCTCACAGGTCCTGCACCTGTGTGGATGTACCTGAAGCTTGCCCATGCTCTACACGGGAAAGCAACTATTTTGAAATACCTCTCCCCAGCTACGGGGGAGGTAACCATCTTTGACCATAACCCTCACTGATTAAAAAAAGAAATTAATGAGGGTTAGGGCTGAAAAAGAAGCCCAGTCAGGCTAAAAAGCTTGGCTGGGCTTTTTTATTAGAAAACAAAAAGGAGGTAAAAAAATGGAACTTTGGAAAAGTTGGGTCAAACAAAATGCCGAGCAAACCGTTGAATACCTAAAAGTAGCTGGGGAAGCGGAAAAAAAGAATCTCCAGCTTATCCAAGAGCTGGAGAGGAAAATAAGAGAATTACTTCCAGAAACATACAAAATTCTGGAAGAAATTAAGAACAATCCGAGACTGAGAGAGAAAATCAATCGGCTTTTGTGGTGTTCTGGTTGCCATTCTCAGCATCCGCTCACTACTGCAAGCCTTTACAAACTCCTTCCCAGAGATTGGGCTGATTTCATCGTGCCTAATCTTGATTTCCAAAGATATGAAGAAGAATATCTATGCGGCCCTTATTGGTATATCCCTTCTGCTTTTCACGCTTCCTTTTGCATCTGCCCCACAGAAGGTAGTTGGAACTGGGTAGAGAAGGAATACTGGAAGCGAAAAAAGAGTATCCTGCAGGGCTTCAGGAAGCATCCTGACAGGTACCCTTCAGAATATAGACATCTCTTAGAAGGTCCAGAGATGCTGATAGATGATGTTTTATAGCAGTAGGGCTTCCGGGGATGCGGGGGAATTTTGAACCCTGCAAAGCTTACCCCCGCAGGTAGGCTATCCCTTTCTGGAGAAAAAAGCAGGGTTACACCCTTATCCCCGGCATAAGAAAGGATATAAAAAAAGAAAAAATTTGTCAAGAAGGTCTAAAATGGCATCCTTCAAACAACACCACTTCATTCTACGTCCAGGTCAAATTGTGCAGGGCAAGAGTGGGCATAGAACCTACATTGGTAAGGTTCTTGAAAGCATAAAGCACCCAGGAAGACCGGCAGTATTCCAGCGTCATGGCTTCGTGGGAGTTTATGTTCTCTGTAATGACGGAAAGAGAAGAGCATTAAATGAACTAAGACTTCTAGGAGGGTAGAATGAAATCAAAACCTTTTTACACTGTCAAAGAACTCTCTCACATCCTTGGAGTTCATGAGCAGACCCTTTACGACTGGATTGAGCAAGGCAAGATTAAAAGCATTAGGCTCGGTAGACTCATCCGCATCAGAAAAGAGGAGCTACACCGTATCCTCAAAAGAGGAGTGTAGCTCCTCTCCTTCCACCCCCACAGGGGGTAATACCGCTTTTCCCTCCCTCCACATAATCTCATGATGTTTCCTTCCCTGACAGTAAGGATAACAAATGTAAATCATTCCCCAGGGAGTGCTAATTGCCTTATACCTTCCATTTAGAGGTTTTAGGCAGTTCCAGCAAATTTTAATTTTCTTCTCTTCTTTTTTTCTCTCTTTCATAGGCATTTTTTGCCCTTCTAAATACCTCCTCTGGCAGTCCCTTCTTGATGAGCCTTTTTTTTAACTCCTTGTGCAGTCCCTCATCCAAAATCCTGAGCCACTTTAAGACCTTCTTTGAGTCCGCACTTTTCCCGATATTTGCCTTTGCATCCTTCAGGATATGCCAGTGTTGTTCAAGGTTTTTAATATCCACTGTTAGCCTCCTTTCTCTAAAATCTCAACCTGTTTTATTATCCTTTGCTTCATCTTCTCAAGTTGTTTTCTCTTCTCCTCTTCTGATATCTTCCTTCTCTTCTTCTCTATTATTTTCTCAATCTCTTTCTCCCGCTCTTTCTTCCAGATATCTTCCCTCACCGCCTGCAATCCAAGATGATTAGTGAACTCTTTGGGTGGTTCAGCAGAATCACCTATTCCCTTCTCTAATATACAAGAGTAAACTCTTTCATCCCAAATATACCAGTAAAGCACAGGTCTTTTGCTCATATCTTCAGGATTAATCCACTCATAATATTCAGTCTTCTTCCCTATTCCTGGTCCTCCGACTTCACTAATCGCCCGGTGAACTTGATGAACAGTAGGAAACTTATCCTCGTGTCTAATCCACCAAGCAATAGCTTTTTGAAACTGTTCCTCCGATACATTCTTAAACTCCTCCATCCAGATTCTTGCAAGCTCATCTCCTCTTCTCTGGTGAATGTTAAAAGCTGTTTCTAGTCTCTGGATAGCTTCCAATGCAGTTTGCTCACTAATCATGGTGGTGACCTCCCTCTTTCTTGAGCTTCTCTCAGTTCCCGTAGCCGGCGTTGGGCAGGAGATAGCTCTTCAAATTCTTTTCTCTTTGTACCCCCTTTTTCTTGGGAGCGAGTTAGCCAATTTGTTATAAAACGTCTATAATTTTTCTTTCGTTTATTAGGATTAGAAAGAAGCCATTCTCTCATTTGGTTTAACTCTATCTCTATATCACAAGCAGGGTAAGCCTCTTTCCACTTTTGTTTATCCAACTCTCTTATATTCTCCCACTCCTCAGTTTCAAAATTGAAGTTTATCTTTGCTTTAACTTTTTTTTGTCCTGAATTCGTAACGGTATCGTTACGGTTCAGGACAGAAGTATATATATTATTATTATTTATATTCTCTTTCTTTTCTCTTTCTCTTTCTATATCTCTTTCTCTTTCTCCCTGTAACTTTTCTTGTAACTTTGAGTTGTAACTTTCGGTTGTAACTTTTTGTTCTTTTTTCTTTCTATATTCTTTTTGACGTGCATATTCAGATTGATATTTTTTCCAATTAACAATTTTAATCTCGTTATACGCATTAACAGTTATTCTTCCTGTCTCACATAATCTTTTTTTTGCTCTTATCCATACATCATCATTAATGTTGAGAATCTTACAAATTTGCTCATCAGTAAAACCACAATTAGGAGCAAGTCTAATAATTCCATCATCGCCATAAGCAGAATCACCAGCAAGAGCAAGGAGGTCTATAAAAACAGCTCTAACTTCTAAATTTTCCCCTCTAATACTTCCCCTTAACCATTTTTCGGAATAAATCTTAATCCAGGTTCTTCTTCCCATTCTTTAATCTCGGATATTTAGGATACTTTTTTCTATCCTTCCAAGCCTTCTCTATCTTTCTCTTCCACCATTCAAAATCAAGAATTTCTCCCTCACTCATAACAAGTCTGCCGTTATCATAAACTGTAGCTTTTGCAAAATTATCTCTAATAGAATTTTCAAACCTCAATTTTTCCTCATCTTCGTTTTTATTTCTACTTTTTTTTCTACATAAAGTTTTAATTTCCACTTATTTCCTCCACTAAAATTTCTGTCCGGGGATATTGCTTGTCATAAGCTTTATAGTATTGTGTCTCAATATCATCCCAATTATCATCTTTGATGATTCCTGCATAGATGAGACCGTCTATAATTGGCTTAGCTCCTCTGACAAAATTCTCTTTATCTCTTTTTCTCCTGTCAGGGAAATAAAAAGTGAGAATAACTTTTGCTCTTTTGATTGGAAGATTGGGGATTTTATGGTCTTCCTGATAGTATCTCCAGCATATTGTTACTTCATCATACCAGTCCTGGTTATATTGGTGGCGCTTGTGATAGTGCCAGTTTTGGATTTTATTACCTGATTTGGGTAGTTTTGGGATAACAAGTTTAATTCTCATTTTTTTAATCCCCTCTTCTATCCGCACTCCGAATAACCGCAACTGTGGCACAAGCAGCATCCTCCTTCAAAGCTAAGAGGTGCTCCGCACTCAGGACAGCAACCTGCTTTCCTTTTATTCTCATCATCCTCCAAAAGTCCCCACCTTTTTAGAAGGTGAGGTTTCTCTTTTTTTAGTCTCTCGTATTCTTCTTTTGTGAGTCCTTTTGGTAACTTCATTGCATCCTCCTATTCTGGTTTTTTCATCTGAATTCTTGCTATCTCAATCCCCACAGTATTTCCGTACTCATCAAGGTCAACCACCTTTTGTCTTTGTAGTTTGCTTGTTTCCGCCCTTCACCCATTCCTCCTTCTCATCATCCCAGACTTTTCTGTACTTTTTATACATTACATAAGCAAGCCAAAGTTGCTCTAAAGAGGTATATTTAACCCCCACATCGTATACAGGCAACCATTTCCAAAATTCCATAAGAAGAATATCCAATGGTGGCTCACACATCTCTTGCAGTTGGTCTTGACGAGGAAGCCAAACCGCTCTAAATGTTCCTAAGTCTTTTAGAACTTTAACCCAAAAACTCCCATCTGAGCCTAATACATAAGGCAACTGATAAGCAGCCGTAGTAAAAGGCAAGAAACTACATTGGTCTCGAGGAGCTATTTCCTGTACCTCCTTAGCCTTCTCACACATTTTTATGTATCTTGGTGATATATCCAATTTTTTCCTCCTTTTTATTCATCTCCTCCTTTTCTAATAAAAATTCCCTAAGTATTCTCTCAAAGTTTGTAAAAGACAAGACTCTTTCTTGGTCTTCTTTTATTGCCTCAAACTCTGCCCATTCTCCCACTTTGTCCTCCTTTCATCTTTGTTCTCTTTAAAACACAAATATCCATTCTCTACCAACCAAATTAGCATCTCAGCACGAGCATTTGGTTCAGTATCAGCTATGATATAACATCCGTTAAAGGTCTCCTCATCATAGTAATAATGAAAACCATCTTCATTTCGTTCAACATTCAAAAATTTAAGTTCTGGAAGATACCAGGGCAACCACTCTCCCAACTCTCGGCAAGTAGGAGCTTTCCACCAATCCAGTTCTCCTACTAATATCTTGTTGCCAAAAAGCAATACATATTGTTCGTCATCTTTTAAATGAGCTCTGTATCCCCACCAATAGCCTGTTTTGTCTTGTGGATATCCCAATTCTTTTAGCTTTCTACATAACTCCAAACTTGGAACTTCTTTTTCAGGTTTAAACATTTTTTATTTCCTCCTCTCTTTCTTCAATAACTCTGGATTCTCATAAATGTTTCCGATTACCTCCGC